ATTGGTGGAGCTATTGTAATCCCCTCCCCACTCCTTCTTGTAATCGACGTAGAAGGTGGTCAAATCATCCGTGTTGCTAATCACCTGTGCCCCTGAAGAAGTGACGATGAATTCAAACTCATCCACGCTGTTCACGACATAGGGAGCTTGGTCGTAAATGCGGAAGAACGTGTCGATGTCGTTCTTGGTGGATTGAGTGAAAGGAATGTAGTTGTAGTAGTAGGTGGCCGTGCCTGTTCCCGTTCCCACTCCCGTAGCCGTAAATTTCACCCCAACGGTGTTGGAAGCCGCCCCAATGCTCACCCAGTTGGTGTTTCCAACCACCAGAATGGTGTACTTGGCTCCCACCACAAAAGACCCCGCACTCACCGTCGTAGAGGCTACAACCCTAGCCTCCCCGCCCACAAAATAGCGCGGCCAATAGGCAAACCTGCGGTAGGCGTTGTAAATGCGCCTATTGATGAAACTACCCACCAACGCATCTTCCGCGGAGGTGAACGTCGTATTGCCGCTCAGTCCCTTTACCAAGGTGAGAAGGTTGCTGTAGGTGTCGGTTTGCATCAAATCTTGTTAGGAGCCAAATGGGGGAACTTCTTCTGATGGTAGCGGATGAATTCCTTGCTGTTCACCTCATGGCGTCCAAACTTGCGGATAAGCCTGAAATACTCATCAGCAGGGTAGAAAGCCACCGCCTTGCCCAATCCGGGGATGGTTTTATGACCCTTCCACTTCTGGGCCTCATGGGCTGCAACGATTTCCTCTTTCTTCTCGTTGGCCTTGATGAGTTCAAACCCTGTCTTTATCTCGCGGATCAGGAAGCAACGGCCTTAACGGCCTTGCTGTAGCCCGACGTAAACTGGTCGCCCGTGTTAAACACGGGAACCGTCATAGCATCAACGTCGAGGGCGTCGATGAACTCATCGGGATCAGCCGAGGTGGTGCCAACGTCGATGACCAGCGAGCTGGAACCGACCACAGCCACCGTCTCAGCGACACCAGCCAACTCCACGGCACCGTAAGCCGGAATCTTGGCAATGACCAGCGAGCCACCGTTGCCGATAGCCTTGAGGTCATTGAAGTCCAGACGAACCACATCGGTGAAAGCACCGAGTTCATTGATAGCAACTTTAGCCATTGTAGTGATCTCCTTGGTTAATTATTAGGCAGTAACGTCGGTGATCTTGCCATG